ACAATCTTGGTCTTACCAGTACCTGTGGGTCCAGCAAAGAAGAAGATACCGAGCGGTCTCTCTTCAGGACACAAATCGGAGAATGCCTTTTGGAATCCAATACAGACTTCCTTGACGGCCTCGTCCTGAGACACGATCCGGTCTCTGAGGAATTTGTGCAGTACTGCTGCTTCACCATTTAACTCTGTTAGATTCAGACGCATGTTGAAAATCCCTCCTTCACCAATATTTAGGTGAGGATGAAAATTCAATTTTACTAAATAAGAAGTGAGAGTGGAAGTGCATCAACACTAACCACCCTCTAAACACATACTAAGGAACGTTAGCATATGCCTAAACTTATTTATTGCACCTACCTCACCATCTACACCGGAAACAAACTTCCTCCCTTCTACATTGGATCTACATCTGTTGACAATATCTCCAAAGGTTATAGAGGATCAGTTGCGTCAAACAAATACCAATCGATCTGGAAACAGGAATTATCTGATCATCCTGACTTATTTAAGACCATTATTCTGACTAGACACGAGACTCGACAAGAAGCAATGGAACGAGAAATAGTATTCCAAGAAGCATTTACTGTCGCTCGTAACCCAATGTATATCAATATGGCTCATGCCAATGGTACATTTTTTAAATCTGGACCCCAGTCACCAGAAACCAAGGCCAAAATATCTGCTGCTAAGACAGGAAAGAAACTAAAACTATCCCCAGAAACCATTGCCAAGATGTCTGCTGCTCAGACAGGAAAGAAACGCACCCCAGAACAGAACGCTAGAAATTCTGCTTCTAAGAAGGGACCTAGAAATCCTATGGCTTCCGAAGAAAATAGGAAAAAAGTGAGTCTAGCTATGACAGGAAAGAAACGGGGACCATATAAGAAAAAATAATCAATCCATAGGGGATAAACAAAAAGACCCTCATATGAGGGTCTTTATTGTCCCTGTTCTGTTTCTAGGAGGGGAATCCCAATGTGCTCTACCTATTAGGCAGAAGCAGCAAATGACTTCATCTTGTTAGATTTGGCCGTTATTGTTTTGTTCTGATTAACGTGAGTACTTCACGGATAGCTACTCGCACCTATTTCAGTCAATCGATACTATGTCATCCCCATAAGTTTGGTGGAGATGCTGGGTCCCGCCCCCAGGTCTTGTCCAGTCGTCAGATTGTATCAACACTATCAATACTATTTAGGAGACATCAATCCACCTCGAACAAACATGGATTTGAATTTTCTCTTTAGTTTGGTTTCAGTTTCCCAATTTTCCAACCAACCTTTTGCAAGATTCCATTTTCCTTTGTCTGTAGATCGTTTCTCTAATTTAACTTTCAGTTTATCCGTACACTTAGGATGGTCAAGAAATTTAATAATAGTGGCTATTTTTTTCTCATCTAATATGAACATTTAATCCTCCGTCCCGATACCCAGAACAATGTTCAATCCATTCACCATGACCATCCGGCATCAAGCCTCCTGCCGCATTGAATCCGTAGAAACAACACTCACCAAGCACATATCCTTCCTGAGTCTCCTCAATATATTCTTTGTTCATAACAATCATTCGATGGTGGCGATCCCACGAATGTCCACAAACACAGATGCCACTTCGATCAGGTCCAGAGTATTGTGGTATCAAACTAGACTCTCGGCGACCCAGTCTTTGAGTGATTGCCACGTCGATTTTTGTTTGAACAGGTCACAATTATTATGCAAATTCTTCATATGGGGTTTAGTCATTTCTGAATTAACCACCACAATCTTAGAATTATACCAAGAAGAACTGAGTTTAGTGTTGTTAGGATGAGCACACTGGTAGGTCTTAGTTAAATGTTTACACTCACAGCAATATACTTTACTCATCTTCTTCTCCATTGCAGTCAATATGATTATCGATTTCGGTCTTCAGTTCATCGGCTGTCCACTCGCAGGAAGAAAGAATATGAATGCACTCGATGAATAAACAGAAGACCGTGGTGTTGAAATCATAATCATCAACGACATCATCAAAAGCAAACAAACTTTCCAATGCATTAATAGCAAACGTCTGACACAGTTCAGGATCGACATCTTCTGAATCCTCGATCATCTTTTTCTTATCTGCTTCTGCAACTTCCGGAGACTTCTCTGATGTTCGTTCCCAGCGTCGAGCCATAGTTATCCTTTATACAGTTGCAGTATTCGGTTTGAGTGGTTCAAAGAAGTTAACCTTGTCCACAAGAAAGGACCGCCATCCTGCATTTTCCAGATCATATGCAGCGATTGCAGCATTACTTCTCACAGGGTTCCGAGACATATCATTCAACTTTTCCTTGGTTGCAGGAATCAGCTTGTGGTGAAGAGTGCAGATCATCTTCCTAACTGTGCCGTCCTTCTTCTCAAACAGAACCAGTGTGGGTCCAGTCAGAAGGCATTTCACAATTTCATTTCGAACATCTACTTCATTAGTCAGTTCTTTCATTTCGTATCTTCTTTATGATTGAGATTCAACAACAGACAAACATAGTGAATGGTCTTCAGTAGATCCTTCTTGCTCTTGCCGTCTTTCTTCCCATATCGGGCAAGGTATTTAATGGCGTTTGCAAGGAAGAAGGATTCTGCATGACCAGTACTAATCAATAGATCAATTACCTGAATTGGCTTTTCCTGAGTTGCATCTCGGTTTCCAACATAGTGTTGGGTATAGGTTGAGGCAATATAGGATTTCGCAATATCCAGGAACTGATCTTCATTATATTCAAACACCACCGGAGGATACTTATTCTCTTTCTGAGAAAGAGGAGACAGTGTGTTTTCTTCGTTCCAAACAGTATCCTTATCCATATAAGTATCCTCCCGTGACGTTTAGTTAGTCTAGACCCAGAGAGTAGAAAGCCACAGGAGCATCGCTGGAACGAGTCTCCTGCATCTCAGTCACCACATTAACACCCATATCCCGGATGTCGCTGATGACTGCTCGAAGATTCTTCACCTGGAATCGTGCCCGAGCCTGACGTGCAGTCAGAGTCCGATCACCATCGCCACCATTGAGATAGGTGAATACCTTTTCTGCCTGAGTCCGATTACGAGTGTTACGAGTTGCCTTTGATGTATTCATATTTTATCCTTTCAATCAACTACATTACTATTATACTATACTACCAAACAAAAGTCAAGGAATTTTTATCCAAACTTCACCCGTGTCACAATACCATTTTTGACTTCTAGATTGACACGAACCGGATTGAAATCACAGGTAAGCATTGCCGGATAACCCTCACTTGCTGTAATACGCCAAGGAATCCTACAGTTTGTGAGATCTTTTGATGCTTCCTCAATACGCATACCGATAAGGAACTCGTAATAAAGGAGATCATGATAATCAGTCTGCACCGTGGTATTCTCTTTTCTCCTCCGCCGCACGCATCAGAGAATCGACATAGAGAATGTCCTTCTCTAACTTCTTCATCATTTCAGTTTCTCCTCGACATTTTCCTGCACGATACCAGCAGTAACAGTGGAGTGTATTAAGGAAAATTATAAGAATTATTAATTGATTATCCATTGAAGTTGGTCATCCCAAATTTAGTATAGGTGTCCTGGACCAATCCGGCGATCTCTTCCTTGGCTTTGATGGACGCATCATTTGCCGCAATAAGAGACTGCCACCGAGCATAGGAGTGAAACATTTCCACCTCAGCATCCTTGATTCGTCTCTCGTTGTAGGAGAGACGCCGATAATTCTTTCGTCGTTCGAAGTCGTCTTTCAATCGTTCAATGATATGTTTCATAACTTTTCTATGTCTTCCAAATGACAATGGCATGACCCGAGACCCAGGCCGCACCAGAGACCCTGGCATGACCCGAGACCCTGGCATTACCAGAGACCCTGGCATTACCCGAGACCCTGGCCGCACCCGAGACCTGGGCCTTACCCCAGACCCAGGCATTATCCGAGACCCAGGCCGCACCAGAGACCACGGCATTACCAGAGACAATGGCATCACCCGAGACCCTGGCATTACCAAATACCTGGGCCGCACCCCAGACCCAGGCCGCATCCGAGACCCAGGCATCACCCGAGACCCTGGCATTACCAAATACCTGGGCATTACCAGAGACCACGGCATTACCAGAGACCACGGCATTACCCAAGACCCTGGCCGTACCCGAGACCCAGGCATTATCCCGGACCTGGGCATCAGGTCCAACCCAAGCTGTGTTGGCCACGGAGGCTGTGTTCTGGACCCATCCGGTTCCATATGAATGCTGGTGCCAGGTTTCTTCGGTGGCTGTGGGGTGGAGTACTTTCAATTCACTGAGCGTCATTTAGTATCAATCAACCTTATATAACTATTGTACCGTATCCAGCCAAGGAAGTCAACAAAAGAATTCCCTTTAGAATCAACAAGATGCAAGGAATCCCTGCAAGTCATTGATTCTAAAGGGAAAATAGTTTAGTCGTCTGCCAGACCCTTGAAGTACGCCAAGGCATCGTCCTCGTCGTCACCCGAAGCTTCAGGCTCATGAGCCGCAGCCCAAGGAGCGGGATCGGCCTTGGCCTTCTTCGGAGCAGATTCATGAATCGTCTGTTTCGATTCAGCAGTCGGACCAGCCTTTGCCGTGTTACCCAGCACACGATTCATCCGTGTCTTGAGTTCGTCATAGGTCTTGAAGTTCTTCGGAGAAACGATTTCCTTCAGATCATACTCAGAATTCCAGACCGCTTCCATCTTGGACTCATCACCTTCACAGATCGGTGCTACACCCTCGAAGAATGAGTTGTCATAATTAGGATATCCTTCGACCTTGCGAACCTTGAGTCGGAAGTTGGCTCCCTTCCAAAGATCAAACACATCAATAGGCTTGTCGGTCTCAAACTCAGGCTTCAGAGCATCCTGGATCTTCTGGAAGATCTTCTTGCCAAATTTATATAGGAATACCTTACCTTCGTTCTGAGGATTACGAGGATCAGAAACCACAAGAATGTTTGTAATGAAATGTTGTTTGCGTTTGTGTTTGCGAACAATATCCTTATTGGCATCAATACCTGTGTTCCAGAGTTCAGAATTCTTTTCTGAAACCGGATCAGGCTGTCCCAGTGTAGTCAGGGAGTTCTCGATGTACCATCCACCAGGACCCTGAAAACCGTGGGAGAATAGAGACACCCAGGGAATGTTGTTGTCCTTTGCTACCGGAAGGAATCGAATGAGTGCAGTGGCATTACCAGTCTTCTCATCCAGAGGCAGCGTCCAGTAACGGTCATCAACATAAGACTTTCCTCCACCCGAGAGCTTATCCATTTCGGTAATAAGCTGATTGATATTTGCACTGCTGGTTTTCTTAAGGTCTTTGAAATTCATATTTGTTCTCCTGTTTGCTATACATCTATGCTAGAATTGAGTAATTTTGATAGTAGTTATTGCATTCACATACCACCCATAACAATTATACTATATTTAGTTCATCAAGTCAAGCGTATTACTGATAATACTTTTAAGACGATCTCGCTTTGGAATGTGCTTTGAGAAGAAGGGTTTGTATTTCTCTATGAAAAATGTGGTTTCATTTACCAAAGGATCCAAAGAAAATTTCGCCAATCTGTCAGTCACATCATACAACTTATCCAGACAGATGAAGGTTTCGTAGCTGACCACATTCTGTCTGAGAAGATTATAGATAATGGGTTTGTCTTCATCATCACCTTCCAACAACGTCTTCTTCGTCACATTATTCTTGATACAGTATGTTACGACATCAGACACCTCTTTCTCAAACACACGATCAAAGGCTTCCATATAACCTTTGGTCTTCAGATACTTCTTCTCGTTATCCGGAGTCATAACATCTCGGATGTAGAAGTTCTTCTTCTCTTTGGCAGCAATCAACAATTTATCAAGATACTTCTCAACATTGAATACCGATGCCATCTTCTCAAAGAAGTATCGATCTTTTCTTACGACGAAAGCCTTGGGAGATGATCGGGTGCCGTGGCCTCGGAAGAAGTCAAAGGACTGGGAGTTGAAATGAAGTTTCATCTCCACATAGTATTTGTAATACTGGTAGGCTCGTTCCTGTGTGGGCATATATTATATACCAGACCTAGACCTTGACCTAGACCCAGACCCAGACCAAGACCAAGGCCAAGACCCAGATCCAGACCAAGACCCAGACCTAGAACAAGACCAAGACCAAGACCAAGACCTAGACCCAGACCACACCACTCTGTTATATCGTGATTTCTTTGTCATATACTAGATGGGAAGAGTAGAGATCTTGTAGTACTGTTTCTTCAGCATCCGAGTTTGACGAGCAGACTCTTCGACCTTAGAACGCAGAGAGGAGGGAATCAATGTAGCCAAAGACTCAATGTCGAACTTGTTCTTATCACAGTAGAAGACGATGGCATCGATGTAGTTCATCCGATGTCTATTGACAATACCTTCGATATCTTCTAAGAGTTGTTCTACGGTTAGACCAAAATTCATAATCAACTTTTCCTTTTTCCGACTACTCATTTAGTATACCTCGTTTTGGAATGAAAGTAAAGGGTTACAATGATTAATATTTTTTAATCAGGTAATGCTTGACTTTTGACTAGAATCCCGCTATAATATTAGATGTAGTTACGTGATATACTATAGTAAAGGAATACTAGGTGAGCCATATATGGTATCTAGATCCACCTCTTTAATGCTGTATTGGAAGTCCTCTTCGGTATAGATCTTGAGTCGTTCCACAAAATGATTCCGAGTATAGTTGGGTCGGCCTTTCCAGGTAAGATCATCCGAGATATCAAAGATGGTAGCGATCTCTTTCTTGGCAGAGATTCTAAGTGCTCGACCAATAGACTGAAGAGTTCGAACTCTGGATTTGGAAGGCTGAGAGAATATGATGTTAGCCAGAGACTTGATGTTTATCCCTGTGGAAAAGATCTGAGAGGATGCGACCATGATAGAATTTTCGGCCAGTTCAACACTCGTTCGAATGTCTTCTCGAATGGTGGTGTCGGTCCCACCATAGATGAAATGCACTGGTCTATTAGTACGTTGCTTGATGAGATCGTATAACTTCATACCATGAGACTCGACTCTGGAGAATAACACCAGAGTATTGCCTTGGGTATTCACAGCAAGATCGGCGATGAACTTATTTCTTTTATCATTACCAATAAGGAACTGGACCTCGTCCTCATATTCATTATCCTTGTTGGCCTTCCGAACTGCATCTGGATACTTGATGACAAAACATTTGATCTTAAAATTCGAAAGATGTTTTGATTCTATCAGATCAGAGGTAGATACTACATTAAAGACCGGACCAAATAGTCCTTCGAGAATAAGTTGATTACAGTTCTCTCCGTCCAGGGTGCCAGTACATCCATATCTATACTCACAGTTGACCAGCTTTTCCAGCAGTGCCGAGATCTCCTTGCTCTTATATAGATGTGCCTCGTCACCAATCACCACATTGTAGTCATCGAAGTATGAAGCAGGTTTATCATATAGGGACTGCCAGGTAGAGATTACAATTCTTTTGTCCTCTCGAACCATTCCGGAATATATTCTGGTGGTGTGTTTCTCGACATTCCATTCAGTGCCAGCATATTGTTCGAAGTCAGAGTACATCTGTTCGACGAGGGATGTGGTCGGGACCATCACAAGTATCTTCCCCTTAACCCGAGAAAGAAGATTCCTTGCAATGGTATAGATGATTAGGGATTTGCCTGAGCCAGTGGGTGAGAGGAAGATCTGTCGTTTGTTCTTGACCGCAGCAAAGATTGCCAGCAGTTGATGGTTGTGAGGATGGATTTGTTCTCCATTGTAGAACCACTTGGAGAAATTAAGAGGTACAGGAGTCTGAGTGCATTCAAAATCTTTACTGAAGGTGTAGGAGTTTTCTTTGGCAAATTCTTCTATGTACTTACTGAGACCAATATATATTTTGTTGGTCCCTCGGCGAAGCAGACGAATCTTTCCGTCCCATCGTCTACTTCTGACTGAAGGAATAAAGCGTGCATTCGGAACTTCAAATGTGAATTTCTCGGACAACTCCTGTATAATATGAGGTTCTGCCTCGACACGACAAAACACATTATCTAATTGTTTAAGGAAAATATTCACATATGTATTTAGTGTCTCTACATTCCACTCTCGAATCTAATCATCGCAATCATTTCCTTGATGTGGAATGTGCGAGAATTGATCTCCTTCAGAGTACGCTCCAACATATCCACAATACATTCCTGATATGATACTCGGTCTTGTTGCGTCTGCAATTTGTTATCAGCATCCAGCCAGATCTCTACGTCCTGACGCAGAACCTTTCTCTCATTGGCTTCTTCTCTGTAGTCTTCTTCGGGTGCGGTGCCCATATAAAACTCACGACGAGACTTATACACCGAGAAGTATTTTCTCTTTGCAGCTTTGAGTTTGAGCTTTTCTTCCTGGAACATGGCAAGATACTTGGTGAATAGATTGGGTGTTCGTGATGCCTCATCCACCAGATTCATGCGGTCAATCTTGAGGTCAGCAGTTATTATCTGAGATATTTCTTCGATGAGCATCTAACAACTCCTTCACTGGTTTATAATAATCTTTGCGTTTCTTCTTGAATACCAATCGATCTCCTGAAGTGGTGATCATCAGAATGACAATGTTAGGAATAACAATCTTTGTCATCTCCTCGAACATAAGAGAATACATTGTTAGCTGCATGAAGTAACTCAGAATATCTTCTTCGTCTTTGAGTTT